TGTGGGTTTCTCTCTCTCCCTATTGATGGCTATGTGGGTGCTCATATTGACGAGGGTGTTTATTACCATACAAGAAATAGGTATCATCTCTCCATCTTAGGTAAGTATCAATATTTTTGTGGTGAAGATACCATAATAGTTGACCCCGGAACTCTTTTCTGGTTTAATAATAAGATGCCACATGGTGCAGTGAATCTTGGTGATGAAACTAGGATAACTTTTGTTTTTGATATTCCTTATGATTGAAATGAATCTTGATAGTATAGAAGTCACAATATTACGCAATCTTCTTTTTAATGAAGAGTTTCTTAGAAAGGTTGTACCTTTTATTAAATCAGAATATTTTGAGAATATAAATCAAAAAATTATATTTGAAGAGGTGGTTAATTTTGTTGAACAATATAATAAACCTGTGACGAAAGAAATATTGTGTATTGAGATAGAAAAAAGAAGTGATATTAATGATAGCACCTATCAAGAGATAACTAAACTGATTAGTTATTTTGAAGATGATAAGTCTGAATTTATGTGGTTAGTTGATACTACAGAAAAGTGGTGTCGTGATCGTGCTATATACTTAGCATTAATGGAATCCATACAGTTAGCAGATGGAAAAGATGACTCCAAAGGAAGGGATGCTATTCCTTCTATTCTCTCTGACGCTTTGGCTGTTTCTTTCGATAATCATATAGGACATGACTATCTAACAGATTACGAAGAAAGATATGAACTATACCATAAGAAAGAAAACAAGATCGAGTTTGATCTCGAATACTTTAACAAAATTACAAAGGGTGGCATTCCAAATAAAACACTCAATATTGCTCTCGCTGGCACTGGTGTTGGTAAGTCTTTGTTTATGTGTCATGTCGCAAGCAGTGTGTTACTCCAAGGCAAGAACGTACTATACATCACGCTTGAGATGGCTGAGGAGAAAATTGCTGAACGAATTGATGCTAATCTTTTAAACATTAATATTCAAGATATTATAGATCTTCCAAAAAATATGTTTGAAGGTAAGGTAACTGATCTTGCAAAGAAAACTCAAGGCACATTGATTATCAAAGAATATCCAACTGCGTCTGCACACTCAGGACATTTTAAAGCATTGCTTCAAGAACTGGCATTGAAAAAATCTTTTAGACCTGATATAATATTCATAGATTACTTAAACATTTGTGCATCATCAAGATATAGAGGAAACTCCACAGTCAACTCATACTCATACATCAAAGCAATCGCAGAAGAACTTAGGGGTCTTGCGGTTGAAGCGAATCTTCCGATCATTTCGGCCACTCAGACTACTCGTTCTGGTTATGGTAGCAGCGATGTTGACCTTACTGACACCTCTGAATCTTTTGGACTTCCTGCTACTGCTGATCTTATGTTTGCCCTTATTTCTACAGAGGACTTAGAGGGTTTAAGTCAGATCATGGTTAAGCAATTAAAGAATAGATATCATGACCCAACAATCAATAAAAGATTTGTCCTTGGTATTGATCGTGCGAAGATGAGACTATATGATTGTGAACAATCTGCACAAGATGATATAGTTGACAGTGGACAAGATGAGGAGTATAATTTTGAAGAGAAGAGACCAACAAAATCATTTGATGGATTTAAGTTTTAATCGTCGTATACCTGACCATATGTATCCTTTTTATAGAGTGTTTGATGATAAGGGTCAACAGTATTGTGATTGTAGTCATGAAGAATATGCAATCAGAACTGTGGAGTTGCATGCAGAGTATCAAAATGAAACATTTACTTACAGAAGAATAGATGCTCCCAAACCATTACCACCACATATTGTTGATGTTAATGCGGAGTATGAGGCAGAGTTACCAGGCCAACAAGGATTGCCCAGTGCTAATAAATTAAATCCACAACAAGCACAAGAAAGATTGCATCAAGATATAAGAAAAGAATTAGAAAAAAGTAAACTTCACCAAATCGAACAATGACAAAGGATTTTGTTTTAGGAGTCCCATTTTATCGGTTTTATTATGATGAAAATAAAGTAGATTCTATTCTTCAAAGTTTAAAAAAACTTAGATATCGTAATAACGATACTAACTGGATTTGGGATGGAGTCAAAGAAGATGGTATAACAGGAAGTGATTTATATAAACTTCCCCAATTCAATGATTTATTTGAATGGATGCATAAGTGTTTAGATCTAGTTGCTAAAGATATGCGATTGACATCTAAACTCGTTATTAATTCTGCTTGGTCTAATCTTAACAGATCAGGTGATTATTTTTATCCACATACTCATGCTAATTGCTTTATAAGTAGTAATTATTATGCTTCTGGAAATTCTAATGACAAAACTGTTTGGATGATTGAGAATCCATATTTTCATGGTACAAATATTAGACCATGTGGTGATTGGTATGATGAGGATTCTGAGAAGACTTATTTTTTAGTTCATGAAGAATCAACGGAGCCTGGAAAGTTTATTGTATTTCCACCTATGATTACTCATCGTGCTACTCCTAACACTAGCAATGAGGATAGGATTACTATTGCTGCTAATGCATTTCCCACTGGGGTAATTAATGCTGGTGGTGTTTCACGTTTACATGTAGAGGTCTTATGAAAAAAAATGTAGATACAGAAAAGTATCTTGACTTTGTTGCCGGAGTGACAAGTCCTGCGAGCACAGATTTAACAGCGTTACTCTCACGTATCACACAATTAGATTGTACGGATAGTGCTGACGTTCCACGTTTATTGACTGCTGCACTTGGTCTTGCTGCTGAGTCTGGTGAGTTTACTGAAGTAGTAAAGAAGATAATACTACAAGGCAAACCATATACTGAAGAGAACAAGTTTCATATGAAAAGAGAACTTGGAGATATCTGTTGGTATCTTGCTCAAGCATGTATGGCACTTGATACTACATTTGATGAAGTTATCGAAATGAATGTAGAAAAATTAAAAGCAAGATACCCCGGTGGTGAATTTGATGTATATAAATCAGAGAATCGAAAGGAGGGAGATTTGTAAAGTTTTGTGTATAAATATTTACGTTGAATTGTAACATTCCGTGAAACTCCAACCATTACAAAAACTGTTAAAACTACCTAAAAGAAAGATGTATGTTCTTGCTTTACGTCTTCAACGTTGGCCAGTTAAATGGTGGGATGAAAAAGTAGAAGAAAGGAGAAAAAAAGAAGAACTCCGCAAACAAAAAATAGCAAGTCTTTATCCATCTAAAAAATAATTATGGCAGCACTAATTTGTAATTTACCTTCGTATGAAGTTTGGGTAAGAAAAGAATATCTTACCGATCATCAAAGTGGTCATGGAGAATATGTAAAAGGAATTTGGGTATCCGCAAAATCTATACCCGGACGTGCATTTTATTTTGAAACATATTTACCAGACTACGCAGCAATGTTTGATAAATTACCAATCAGTGCATTCTTATCATCACCAGAAAAACCTGATCCAGATATGGAATTACATAATCTACAATTCTGGAACTGTATGGACTATGGTGTTGTAGCAGTGCAGAAACAATTCATAGGTTCAATGCACTTTGAAATACTCACAAGAGATTATGGAACACAGACAGGAACATATATTTGCACTTTAGATCATTATCATCAAGATGTTGATGCGATTGATTATTCTACAAGTGAAAATCCAGCAGAGCACAAGTCATCTAATCTAATAGAATTAGATAATGGTCAGTTTGCATTGTATCCTAATAATAGAATGAGAATATATGATAATAGTTTGACACCAGAACATCCTAAAGATCCTGACTTTAAGGTATCAACAGTATATTATCAAGTAGAAAATGGTCATGATCGTGATGGTTTAGGAAATGATGAAAACTATTTTTGGAAAACTGCTAAAGAAACTAAAGAGAGTGACATTCCTAAATAAAAGAAAATGTGTACATACCAATGGGAACTAGTAAGGAACTTTACGACTTAAATAGAGTTTATTTTGAATCAGTTTATCAAAAAGAACCAATAGATGAGAAGATGAACGCTGGTCTCAAGGCATATCTTGATAAGAAAAAAGCTGGTAAGACAGAAGATAAAGAAGAGAATGGTAACGGTAAGAATGGTAAAGCATCCAAAGGATCTAAACCAGACTTCCTTGACTTAGATAAAGATGGTAATAAAACAGAACCAATGAAGAGTGCTGCTAAGTCAAAGAAAAGTGTAAAAGAGGGTAGTTCATATGGCATAACTAAAGGATCAGGCACTCCATCAGGTGCTATGGCTGCATTTGGTAAAGCACCAAGAATGCAAAAAGGTGCAATGGCATATGATGGGCCTAATAAGGCAGCATCTGAAGCAAAAGATAGAATCATGGCAAAGACCAAAGCAAAGAGAGAGGGGATGAAAGAGGCGATGATGGTCACTAATGCTGATAAGAAAGGTAATACACCAGCATATCAAGGTTATAAAGCAGGTAAGAAAGATAAAGATGGTAAACCCATGTATAAGGCTGCTGACCACATGAAAGAAGCAACTCATAGTAAAGACATTCAAGGATATGCTGATGCTTATAGTGATGTTCAAGAAATGTCTTATGGTTACCAAGGTGGTGGTATGGTCAAGAAAGTTGCTAAGAAGAAAGGCAAGAAACCTGTCGTTCATTTAGACAAACCTGATAAGTTGGTAAGTATGAAGATAAAAGAGTCTGGTATCTTCAGTGAAGAAGAACTTGCAAAACTTCTTTGGTTAGAGTTTGATGAATCTATTGAGGAGAACAGACAAGTTGCTATGGAACCTGAGAAGCATAAAGATCCAGACGAGTCTGATAAACCATATAGTCAGAGATCTAAAGCAGCAAGAATGAGAGATCCTAAGAGAGGAATCAACTCTCCTGCATTTAAGAAGTTCATGGCAGATCGCGGAATGTAAGATTGTATGATATAATATAAATATATCAAACACTTAGATTACGATGATCAATTTACGTGACGAAATTTTAAAGAATCAAAAAACATATTACAACGGTCTGATTGCAAAACATCAGCAGAATGTTGAGATTTATCTCAATCAACCTGTGGGTATTGGTGAGCATTCAGATGTCATGGCAGCAATAGATACTGAGATAAATGCTATTGCACAAGCACATGAAAAGATTGGGATCATTGACTCTTATTTCTTGGGTAGATAGTGGCGAACATTACAATATCAGGGAGAAATGAAGAGGGTTTTAGTGCTATTCTAGAAGCATTTCAATCTGCTATTGAAACTGATGTGATACCTATGTCTAGTTGGTCTGTTGAATCAGATGATTCGGACAAAACAGTTCAAATTGGTGCAAAAGTTCATGTCCCATCTGGAAAAAGAATTAGTGTTAGAGATAAAGCTGCCGATTATCTTAATAATTTAATAGATAATGGTCAACTTAATGCTCTCGGAGTTATCGTAGGAACCTTAAGAGATCCTATGAAAGAGCAAATTGATTTAATTCTAAGAAAAGATGGTAATAAATCTCAAGTTATCAGAATAGAAATAAAACCACAAAACACTGGTGGAGCTCGTGGGGGATCTGATAATACTACAATACAAGAATTTGCTTTAGCAGTATTTCTTGCTATTAGATATGCAAAGGGAAAAAATTTAGTTTATGATCCTAAGAGTTCAAAAGATTGTCTCAATGAAAATGATTACATATACGGATTAAGCATGGTTGATGGTAAAAGTAAACCAAGTCCTGATCAAATAATAGAATTAGATAGCACTTGGAAAAGATCATGTGTAGAAGGAGCAAATAAAATTTATAGTGAAGTAGGGGGAAAAGGTTGGAGATTTTTAAGAGGAGACTCTCAACTTGATGATGGTTCAATTAAAAAAGCATATTTAAGATGCAAAGATAAACCAGTAAAAACTAATTTATCAGATGAAAACAAATGGAATCCATCAGATATTTGGATGGTTAAAGATGGTCAACAAAGTAATTTAGCATCATTATTAGATTCAGAGGGGACTATTGATTGTTTAAATAATTTTCTAGACTTAGCTTTTACTGATACAAAGTATACAAATAAATCTGGAAAAGATGTCCCTGCGAAATCACTTATTGGAATATCTTTAAAAAAATTAGGTAAAACTGTTAGTCTTAAAATAATGAATCCTGTTGGAAAAGAGAGACTTAAGAAAGCACAGGGTGTGATTTTTAATAAAAACGCATGTATTTCTAACCTTACATCTTTTTCTGCTATGGATGTTTATTTAGTATATGGTAGTCAAAATAGAACAACTAGTTTTCAAGCAAGAAATTTTGGTGGCCCAAGAAAAGGTGATTGGAAATTAGAGTTAGTTGGTGTAACTGCAGCACAAGGTAAAGTTCAAGGACAAGTTGCAAGGGATCTTATGGCAGATGCAGGTTTCACTAACATACCACAAGAACCTACTTTTGCTGATTGTCAACCGACTGCATCTGCGAGTAAAAAAAATACGATTACAAATGAAATTTATGATTTATTAAAAAAATACAAGGCAAAAGATTTTAGTGTTAAACCAACCGATGAAAAAAATATGAAGTCAATGATTAACATGAAAGATGCATCTTGGAGATATAGTAAATTGTGTGGATTAAGATTTTTAGATTGGTTATCTGGGTTAGGTGCCGGAAGAGCAAGTAGAGCTATGAAAGAATTATATCTCTATGCTTCCTCCCAAACTGATAAATCTTCTGTTCACTACAAATTATTTTAATAAATATAATATATGAAAACGTTTTTCTCATTTCTAACAGAGGTTGAAGATATAAGAGGTGCCAAAGCACAGGCATCTAAACTCAATCTCAAAAGCGACGGCCATGGAGGGTGGTTGAACTCTCGTGGTGAGCAGGTTGCGAAGACCGAAGGTGGTAAGTTAGTATTTCTCAAGAAGAAGGATCCAAGAGCAGCAGAAGATCCTGCAAAGAAAGTAGCAAAAGGTGGCGAAGACGTTCAGAAAGATCCAAAACAGAAAAAACCAGAGGCAGCAGCACCTAAAAAAGCAGAAACAGGTGATGAATCTGGTAAAGGAACAGCATCTAAAGACATAACAGTGGCATTTGGTAGGTTTAATCCACCCACAATCGGTCACGAAAAACTCTTACAGGCAGCACAAAAGGCAGCAATGGGTGGAGATTTGAAGATTTATCCATCCAGAACACAAGATGGAAAGAAAAATCCTCTTGATCCTGACATGAAAATTTCTTTCATGAAAAAAATGTTCCCTGACTTTGAAGATCAGATTGTTAATGATTCGGAGATGATTTCAATCTTTAATGTTCTTACTACAGCATCAGAAGAAGGATATAAAAACGTAAATATCATCGTTGGAGCAGACAGACAAGCAGAATTTGAGAACTTAGCACAGAAATATAACGGAGATTTGTATAATTTTGATCAAATTAGAGTCATTTCTGCTGGTGTAAGAGACGCAGACGCTGAAGGAGTAGAAGGAATGTCTGCTTCTAAGATGAGAAAGGCAGTGGCCGACGATGATTTTGAAACATTTAAGAAAGGAACACCATCAAAATTAAGTCTTGCAGATACTCAAGCAGTTTTTGACGCTGTTCGACAGGGAATGGGTAAGAAAAAAGTTAAGAAAGAATCTTATGATCTTTGGGAGATCGCTCCTAAGTCAGACCCAAGAACTCTTCGTGAAAATTATATGTTAGGTAAGATTTTTAATCTTGGATCGTTAGTAGAGAACTTAAACACTGGTTTAATCGGTAAAGTTATTAGAAAAGGAACAAATTATTTGATATGTGTTACAGAACAAAACAATATGTTTAAGTCTTGGATACATGATGTCATGGAAACGAAGGATAAAAAGGTTGTTCCTTCCATAAAATCGGGTATATATGGTGTAAAAGCTAAGGATAGAGAGGTTGGAACTGATGCACATCGAAGATATGCTCAGTCAATGGTTCCGGGTCAGGAAGAACTAAAGAACTTTAATATAAGGGAATTCATAAATAAATATAAGATAAAGAAATAGAGTTGCCATGACTACATCACCAACAAAATCTATAAATGACTTATCAAGAATCTATTTAACTCAAATTAGTGAGGAGAAGAAGGAGAATCCATATTCAATAAAGAATAAATTAAAGATGGCAATCAAGAGTGTTGCTGAAAAAGAGAGAATGAAGGCAGGTGTTACGAGAGAAGAGGTAGAGAATATAGATGAAAAATGTTGGGATGGATATGAGAAGAAAGGTATGAAGACTATGTTTGGTAAGAGATATCCAAACTGTGTCAAAAAGAAGGCTAAGAAAGAAGACTTTTCAAACTGGAGAGATGATCTCTCAGATATAGTTGAGGTCATGCATATGACTGATGACAAAGCAGAGAAAAAAATTGATGATAAGAAAAATATTAAAAACAAAGTTGTTATCAACCCTAAATTATCTGAGGCAGTTAAAGATATGGGAGGAGAACTTCTAGAAGTAACTGAAATTGAAGAGGGAGATAATGAAGAAACAGAAATAGGAGAAGCAAAGGTAGATCAAGGTCGTTCTGATTATGGTAAAGCGTCTATCAGAAACTATAGAAGAATGGGGCCAGGTCATGATGATCCGGGTATGTTCGATCCTAGTGGAAAGAGAGGAAAAACTATTGACAAACGTAGAGAAGAGCACAAAGCACGTCGTGGTGTAAAGGGTGCAAAAGTTCCTGCATATAAGGTAGAAGAAACAGAACATGTAGATGAAGCAAAAGTAGAAGGTGGATACATTTCAAATGTTGCAAAAGCACAAGCAAGAAATGAGAGAAGATTTGGTGATAAAGGTAGCACAGAACCTACTGGGAGAACTGGTCAGGGAACATCATCAGCAGCAACAATGGCAATAAAAAGAGGAGAGGAGCATAAAGCAAGACGAGGTGTAAAAACCAAGGGTATGAAAGAAGAAGTCGTAGGTGAAGGTGTAAAGGGTGCTGATCCAGAAATGAGAAAAATGGCTGCTCAAGATAGAATGTCTGGTAAGGAAAAACGTTTATCTAAAAAACAAGGTGATAGAAATGTTGCTAACATGACAAGAAAAATAGAACAAGGTCGTGAGATGGGTATGGCAAAAGCATATGAAGAAGTTGAATTAACTGAAGTAAAGGATAAGAAAGGTAAGGGTAGTGGTACAAAAGATGCTTGTTACCATAAGGTTAAGTCAAGATATTCTGTATGGCCATCTGCATATGCATCTGGTGCATTAGTTAAGTGTCGTAAGGTAGGTGCTGCAAACTGGGGTAATAGTAAGAAAGAATCATTCTCCGATTGGAGATCAGAGTTTATCTGGGAGGATAGGGACTCTGAAAAAA